GTTTTCTAGGCTGTGCCTCTTTCACCGATTTTTGCGCTGCCGCGCTCACCGCGGCACTGCAATTTGTCGCGCGAACAAAAATTTTTACAATGGTTCGACTACAAGATATAAACGATTTAGTACGCAAAGGCGTACTCACACAAGATGGAGCAGACTGGCTGAAAATTGCCGTTGATCCTTACCATGACACTGATGTTAAAGTGTCTGGTTACCCTGATGTGACCTGTGCACGTTCTATTGTCAAATTGGTTAAGAAGCAAATGACGATTGCCGTGCCTAACACAGTTGCACCGGGAGCTAATTGGGATTGTTCAATTTACAATCATCCTTATCAAAGGCAAGCAAGGGGCACAGCAGCACAACCAGGTGCCATGATAACATGTAATATTGATCCTTTGAATCGTATGACCACTACCAATAACGCAGATCGTTATTTGGGTGATTTCGTGACTGCGCAGGCTGGTCCTGCTGGTGCGGATTTAACGTGGCAAGCTGGCGGAGCACCTACGCTGCGCCAAGTAGATTCAATGGGTTATCAAGATGCAGTAGAAGGTAGTTTCCGCGTTATTGGCGCTGGCATTGAGATTACAAATACGACTGCTACTCTGCAAAAACAAGGTCAGATTACTTGTTTTCGCAATGAGTACGAGCAGACGGATGATGAAATACAACGTAATGGCGGTGCCGTTATTGCAACCATCGGTCCGCCTGTTAATGCTGCCAAAGTGTACGGTTTACCTGATACTGAGGCTTTGGCATACCGCGTTCCGAATGCAGTCCAATGGGATGCCGCGGAAGGATGCTACTTGACTACCTACTTGCCAGAAAACAATCCGTATGGCACTTTTGAGCGGAAAACGCCGGTGTTCACCGACCAAGATGTCGGCACAATTGCGCTGTGCTTGGTAGATGCTAACCAAGGTCACAATGCTGACGACAACTATGACAACACATTTCCTGAGACATTATACCACCACAATAAAATAAGCTGCAGTGGCGCTTATTTTACGGGTCTGTCGTATCAGACCACGTTGTTGGTGACCACACGAGTTTATGTGGAATTTTGCCCTTCTGTGAAGTCTTCAATGTTGGATTTGGCATCGCCTTGTGCCACATTTGATCCCGCTGCTTTGAGATTGTACTCGGAGATCATGAACACGATGCCACCGGGGTGTCGGAAGATGGACAATGAAGCAGGTGACTGGTTCAAAGGTATTCTGCATGTTTTGGGTAACATTGTTGGACCTATTGCCACCGTCGCAACATCCATCATACCTGGCTTGCAGTTCGCGGCACCTTTTGTAGGTCTTGCGACTAAGGCAGTTCAGGCTGCATCTGGGGCCGTGGGCAAACCGGCGTCCTCCAATGGCACTGTTGTTGCGGGTACACATCGTGTGTCTCAGAGCAAGGGTGCCAAAGGCAAGGGGAAGAACCGTGAACTGGCAATGGTCACTTTGCCTAAAACTACGCGCCGTCGCTGAGCGCGTAAACAACGCTCCGATGCTGAGCGCTTTAAATCAGCTACATTTTACATTTATATACGGTGGCACCGAAATGTGCTGACCAGAATACACAATTATACACTATGGGAATTCTTTCG